CGGGATTTTCTGGCGCTATTTCCTGATCGTCAGCGAGCAGCAGGAACTGGTCGCCCTCATCGTCATTTTTCGGCAGCGGTTTAGACCGGAGGCTCAGCGCCCAGAGCCGTCCAGTCTCAACAAGTTTTTTGCTTTGGCCGCAACCGCCCTCCCATGAATCACTTCCATCAGGCCGTTACGGATCGCGTCTGCATACTCTCGCCAATCGACCAGTGTTTGCAGATTTTCGGTGGAAAACATCACCTCAACGCCTTCTGCGTCCATTAGCCCCTTCCATCCGAGCACGTACTCCTCGGCAAGCTCAAAGTCAGTCAGCGCTGGACGGACCGTATTACCATCGTCGTCAATCTCTGGCTCAAGTCGTTTTATCAAGTCGTCGCGCTCGGTTTTCGTGGGCTTTTTAACGGTAATCACAAACGGGACTTTCACCGTCGCGCCGTTGTCGCACTCGCATTCCGCACAGACTTTTACGTCTATCTCGCTTTTGATGCCCTTTAGAATCAGTGTCATGGTTGATTGCCTTTTCTGTCATTGCCTGATTGAAAAGATCAGCCCGCCACGCCCCCGGATTTCTCCGAGTCGCCAGGCAATGGGAACGTAAAGCGGGCGGGCTGAATTCTTTACTTGAAGGTGATCATCAGCTCGTCGTCGGTTGTGCTGGGAAGCAGCACAAACGTGCAGGTATAGCCCTGCTCGCCGTTGATGTCCGTCTCGGCAATGCCGGTGATCTGCATGGCCGGTGCGTCGAGCTGGACAATGTTCGGCGTCGCGCCATGGATCAGTTGGAACGCGCTGGTGGTGATGCTGGAATGGCTTTCAGCCAGGGCGAACATGTCCTTGTCGCTTACGAGAGGGGCAAGGCACACCAGCGTCCCGCTCATGAGGCGGTCGGTGATCAGCACCTCCTCGTAGTTCACCATGTTCATGTAAGGAACCTGGTTACCGAAGTCGATTTCCAGCGACTGGAGCTTCAGGGCATAGGCACCGAGGGTGCAGGTGGGCGTGTTGGCCTTGTTGACCGGGCGCGGCTTGATGTTCGGCGTCGGCGCCGGCGTCACCATCGTGGCAATGGCGGGCTTCTGGTAAAAGCCGGTCAGCGCAAAATTGAAGCGGGGGATAGCCCCTGCCGCAAATGACAGTCCGCCAGTGCCGCGCATACCCTTGGATATCTGCCGCTCGCCGCCCCGGTCGTAGTAGGTCGTGATCGACTCATACGCCGATGATACCGGCAGATATTCCACCTTCGTGGACGCGGTGGTGGTTTCATCAAATCCACACGCGCGCAGGACGGGGCCATAGTTAGGCGGCGTTCCGAGGGTGCCAGAACCCATCATCTCCACGGTAAATGACTGGTTGACCATCGGCGCGGTATTGATGACCTCGCGCGCGCCCAGGGCCGTGCGGTCATTCTCGCGCGTGACCGTGTTCCCCGCGTAGATATCACGCGCCAGGTTGCCTGTGATAATGGCGTTTGCGGCGGCCGGCGTGGGGTCCGTGCCGTAGGTCGTCTCCATTTTTGCCAGGAGGTACTTACTTCTCGTTTTCATTGTTGCTCACCTCTTTCGCTTTTTCGGTGGCGACTGCCGCCGCTGTGGGTTCGGGCGGCGTGGAACCGGCAGGCAAGGTGCGCTCTACCAGTGTCTTCTTGCCGTTTTTGTCAATGAGATAACTCCCGCCTTCGCGTGACATATCTGCCTCCTGGTTAACGTGATTGCCTGAATTGGACGCGGGTGGTGTAGATTTCCCGCCACCAGATGTACCCGCTGTTGATGCCTTCAATGGATCCGCCGACCAGCTCGAACGCGTCATAAAGTTCGTAGGTCCAGCCGATAACCGCGGTCTGCATTTCAGCCAGCAGCGTCTCGTAGTCCTCGATCTTGCAGCCCAGCAGACAGACGATTTCCATATCCACCGCCTGCACCACCAGGTTGTCGATCTCGCTCGGCTGCGCGGAGTACCCCTGTGGGTAAACCATGATGACCGGCAGTTCCTCGGTGTAGTCCTCGATCGGGTCCGTGGTGAACGCAAACAGAACGCGCGGGGTCACCCCCGCGTGTTGCAGGTAGTCGATAAATTCAGCGATCATCGGATGCCGGTTTGCTTTTTCAGGAAGTGATCGAGGTTGTGCGCGAACTTCTCGTCGCCCTCACGCTGCACCAGGTCATTCAGCGCCTTGATCGGCGCCTCACCCCCGACCATTTGCGCGATGGCAGGGCCCGTCAGTTTTTTGATCTTGAGTCGTGAGGGCCCGAGCCGCTGGAATATCTGCCCGCTGCCGCTGTTTTTTGCGGTGCCGAAGAACGCGCCAGGCACAATCTGAGCACGCTCGTTCTTGTACTCTTTCACCCTGGCGCCGTAGCGAATGCCACGCCGGGTCTTGATCTTTGGGCGGGCTCCCGTCGCGTAATGCCGCAGCGATATCCGCTTGCTTAGGTAGATCAGGAACCCGGTTGGCACGCCCGCGCTCACTCGCAGGCGGGGCTTCATGACGGATTTGATCGCCGCAGCGCTTACGTTGTACCGCTGCCGAACCGTCTTGCTGATCTCTGTGGCGGCCTTCGCCTGCAGCTGCTTCACCGTCGCGTGTGCGGCCTTCTCGACCACGGCCGGGTCATACACCTGGCGCAGCTGTTCGAGGTTTTCAAACGTGAATGACAGCTTCACAGCGTCGCCTCGAACACATAGGCGTAGCCGTCGTCTGCCAGTCGCCTGCCGAGGGTGTACAGCAGGTAATTGCTTTCGATGCGGTCGCCCCGAACGGGCACCACATCTGTATCCTTGTGGGCAATCCGCACCGTGTTGGTACGGGTCACCACCTGGCCCTGGTCATCCATCAATTCAATGTCCTTGCGCACCACGGCACGGATCTGCCTGGGCGGTTCCTTTCCGTGGGTAAAAACCACATCGTTGCCGAACACGCCCGAGAGCGTGCTGGCAACGGATTGCGCCAGGTCATCGAACATCGCGATCAGGTTGTAACGCCACTGCCTGGCAGCAGCTTGACGCGCGCAGTCGTTGCGCTGGCCAGTTTCGCCGTGGTAGCAACGACACCACCGGTGTTGTCGCCTGTGGCCGGCGTATTCGATGCAACGAACTCGGTCGCGGAAACATCCCACACCAGCTTTGCACCCACTGCCCAGGTTGCGGCAGAGTTGGCAGGCACTTCGAACTCGCCCTCGATAAAGACCGTGCCGACGCCGGTAGTCGCTGCGATATCCGTTTCACAGATAGTGACCAATTGCCCGACAACAAGAACCTGGCCACTCGTTTTTGCGGTGCCAGTGTTTGCGTACTGGATGGTGTTACCACCCCCGATATAGTTGGCAGCCATGAGCATGCCCTCCGTAGTAGAAAAACCGAAAACAAAAAAGGCCCCCGAAGGAGCCTCGATTCAAACCGCTGCGATTACGCGCCCGGGTTCTTGTACAAGCCACGGAAGTCGATCGCTTTCGCGGCGAAGTCGTGGCGGGCCTTGACGGCGATTCCGTCAATATCGAAACCCTGCTTGGTCTCGATATAAACGCCCTGGTTGCCTTGCAGGTAGCTGTACTCGACAGTATCTACCTGCTGCACATCGGCAGCGACATACCACTGGTTGCCCGTCAAGCGCGGCTCGATGACCGGGGTCAGCGTGCGCAGCTGTGAGGGCGTCGACGTGGCAGTGGTCGCCGCGAAGATCACGGACAGCAACTGGTCGACCTCGGTTTCCTTGTCGGCACCCGCGATCAGGAACTTTGGCATGATGTTGAGCAGCCGCCCTTCCATGCCGGTCTGCTTGCGCATCGCAGCGCGCGCGAGGGACACAGAGGTGGTGCTGATCGCCGCGGCCGAACCCAGGTTGGCGTGCGTCGCGTGGAACAGCGCCACACCGTCCTGCAGCGCTGCGTTGGCGGTGATGATCGCCCACACGATGTCGCTTTCCAGATCGGCTGCAGCCCGCCCGAACATCATCGGGATACGGCTCAGTGCGTCCATGTCGTCGTTGATGATGGTCTGGCGAGTGAACGACAGGATTTTGCCGTAGGTTGCCAGCGAGTAGCTTTCCTTCTCGTCGGTCACCTTGCCGTACTTGAACTCACCGCCTTCCTTGACTTCCTCAAGCGCCGGCGCACCGCTCAAACGGACGCGGTTGATTGCCCGGAAATCGGACGCCGTGCCCTGGCGAAACACACCCACGAAGGTGCGGGGCGAGGACTCGTAGCCCATGGCCAGGGTGCGGTTCATCACGCTGCTGGTGATGTCCGCCAGGTCGCTGGTGCTGAGCGCGCGGGTGGCGATTTCATGCGGGGCGAGGCCTCGCACATTGACGCCCTGGCGTGCCAGCAGATCCTCGCACAAGCGCAGCAAGGTCATGCCGCGGAAGTGCCTGCCCTGCTCCGTTACCTCGGTGCGAGAATCGCAACGATTGAGCAGCGCATTGACGGCGCCATCGCGCATGGCCTCGACCGTTGCGTGGTCGGTGCCAGTACGAATGCCGCGCGTGTCGCCCGGCTCCTGAGCAGCCCACTCCTCGATAATGCGCTGGCGAGCCACGTTGATGTCCACGCCCTCGTTGATCAGGCGCGTTGCTACTTCCTCGCCGAGGCGCGAATGCCGGACGGCCTCGCGGATCTCCGAGGCGCGGGTGCGCTCCGCGCGGGTGGCCTCTTCGTTGGCGCGCTGTGCCGCTTCGTTGGCGATGCGGGTTGCTTCCTCGGTGGTAACACCTCGGGGTTGAATTGCCGGATCAGTGTTTGCCTCCGGGGCATGGTTGTGCTGCGTTTCGGTAGTCATGATTGACTCTCCTGTGGTGGTGGACCCGGAGGTCCGGGTGATTTTTGCCTGACATACTTCCCTGGTGGCGTTGCGCGACACTGCCGCATCGTCAAAACCCATGGGAACCACGGACACTTCCATCGGCTCCCAGTCAACGGCGCGGCGCACATCCAGCTCGCCCTGCTTCTCGCTGACCACATATTCGTAAACCCGGTAGCCAATGCTCACGTGCCGCAGGATGCCGTCGCGGATATCCTGGAAAATCGGCTCTACATCGGCCCGCTTGCTGAACTGGACGGTCACCATCAACAGCGCATTCTCGATCCACGCCTTGACGATCACGCCGAGCACGTCGCTTACATCCCAGCTGCCGTGGGAATTGAGAAACGGCGCGCCGTTCTGCAGCCGGCCCATGCGAATGGATGAGTCGGAGACGTCCAGCTCCTCGTAATAGTCGCCCTGCCAGCTCCTGCGCAGGCCTCGCGCACCAGTGCTGGCGATGAACGTGACCGTCCGCGCCTCAACATCCAGCGATGCAGGCTCAATAGCGGCCCGGATATCCAGCATCGGGATATCAACCGTTTCGGGTTTTCTCGCTGCAATTGTCATGCGTTGTCCTCATCATCTTTTTCAGGCGGGTTTGCATTCCCGGCCAGGCTGACCCTGGTGGCGTCCCAGTCGAACACCAGTTTTTTACTGGAAATTTTCTCGTTCCATTTTTCGATGCTGTCCAGCACCTTGGCCGGATCGCGACCGCGCATCATCACCATGTCGGGGTACGAGAGCGCGCCGAGGCGCATCTCCTCGCGCAGCGCCTTGATCTCTTTCACCGGGTCCAGCAGATCCCGGTGTGGCGCCGTCCAGGTGACGCGCACCGGCGATTTGATGCCGGCGACCTGCTGCGCGGCATACAAAAACCAGCTGATTTCCGGATTGCACAATCGCGGTATAACGATCCGCGAGCGCCACTTGTCGATGTTGCGATAAAACGCCAGCCAGCCCATGCGGCCTGACAGAAAATTGACGTTAGCCAGGTTACCGGTCAGCGCCTCATACGGGATGCCCATGCCGGCCGCGATCGTGAGCAACTGGTCGCGATCAAAATCAGACATGCCCTCCACGCCGGGCGGATTGGCGAACGTCACGCTCTTGCCGGGGGGCAGTGACTCCACCCGGCCAGGTTCGATATGGTCCGCGATGGGTTGACCCTGGTGCGGGGTGTTCCCGCCAGGCTCCTCCTCGTGGACGAATACCGCATAACACGCAGCGATTTTCTGCCGCAGCTGGTAGGCATCCCGGGTGTCACCCATGTCGCGGATCGCGGTCATCACCGGGGCAAGCCACGACACGCCATCGATCTGGCCAGGCCTGTCCATCCGGTAGGCGTGGCTGATTTCATCCACCAGCACGCGCACCGTTTTGCCGAAACCAAACGAATAGGTGTAGGTGTCGCCGGGGTGCACCGTGTACAGATGCAGCGCTACCAGCTCGCCGCGCGAGTCGTATTCTTTCCCCCCGACGATCGTATTGCCGCCCTGGGTGCCATCGTGCATCGGCGACAGGTAGTCAGGCTCCAGCAGCTGCACCCGATACGGCAGCGCGCCATCTGTGCGCCGGCGGTTGCGCAGGATGACTGAGCCGCTTTCCACGATGGACCGAAAGCCGAGGCTCTGCCGGTCGTAAAAATTGCCGACTTCCTCCGCGCCGCTCGTGTCTTTTTCGCAGTGCGCTTGCCACAGCTCTTCCAGCCGCCGCGTGACGGCATCAGTTCCCGCGTCAATGTCCGGGTGAATGCCTGTGCCGATGACGTTGCTTTCCAGCACGTTCACTGCGTTGGCCGCGTGCGCGTTGTCCCGCACCAATTGCCGGGCCCCGTTGCGCACCTGTTCGCGACTGATCAATACCTCCGCATTAGCGGAAGTGCTCGGACGTCTCCATCCATCAGTGCGCCGACCAGTACTCGCGGCCTCGTACTTGCGCAGGTGGTCCGTTGCAACAGAGTGCTGCAGGTACTCCCGACGCCCGCGCGCACGGTTTGCGGCCCACGCAGGAGCCAGCGCCAGAAGCACGCGGTCGGTGATCGGTGGTTTGCTCACTCAAAACCCCGCGAGTGCGACGGATACACCACATTCGTGTGTGTCGCAGCGGTGAGCTGCCCCTGGATCGTGCTGATAATTCGGGCCATTTCATCCAGGGAGCGATAGCGCACCTTGGACCCATCGGGCAAAGTCGCTTCAAGAACGCCGCGCGCGTACGACTCCTGGAGGCTGTCCAGTTGTGCTTGAGAGTAGGCCATTATTTATTCCAGAAATCCGACTTGCGAAACGTCACGCCGTGCTGTGTGTTTTTGTCCATCGCCTTGGCCGAGCGACCATCGAGGCCCGCTATTTGCCGCAGCGCTCGCCAATCGTCTGGCGTCCACCGATCCATGCCTTTGATTGCCGCCGCGGCGCGAGCGTAGTTGCGGCAATCCAGCGGCTCATTCCGTTCGTGGACCTTGACCCACTCCTGCGATATGTAGCCCCGCTTGTTTTTCTTGGGCATGCGCTGCTCAGAGCACAGGCCTTTGAAATAATCCTCCCCGTATTCGGGGAAATCGCACCACAGCGGCGGCAAGGGATCCCCGCTCTCAGCGGTAGGGCGCTGCAGCTTCAGCGCCGAATACAGCTCATCCTTCAGCAGTGACGACCCCACGGGCCACACCATCACGCCGCGCCTGATCGTTTTACCGCGTGCCGAAATGTCGGCCGGCTTCGGGATGCCGACCAGCACTGTCATGTTGTCCATGCCCTTGACGGGCACCACTTGCGGCTGCGAAAACTCCCGGCAGAACGTGTAAACCGTCTGCGTCTGGTCACCCGAGTCAACCGCCGTGCAGCTCAGCGGCATCAAGGCCCCGCTCGGATGCGTCCATGTCCCGGAACGGATCAGTGCGCGCAACTCCTCCCAGGGCCCGCTGGCCGCCAGGTTCGAGGTGTCGCCCATGATCACGCGGTAGTCGATCGACTGACTGCGCTTGCCCTCGCCGTAGCCGACGAGCTCCAGCTCGAGGCGGTTGCGCTGCACGTCGACGCCGCAGGTGATGATCGTCACCCAGTCGGCGATGACATTCGGGGTGAACGCACCCCCGCGCGTGCGGTCGTACAGCCGCTTCCACTCCGGGGCGTCGCCGCGAACCTTCCAGGTCTCGCCACGGGTCTGGTTTACCCAGGTCTGCAGCTCTGGCGGGTTGTTCTTGCGCGCCAGGAACTCGCGCATGATGACCTCCCACGTGGTCATCGGGCTGTAGGCGGACCAGATGTGTATCGCCACATGCCGCGGCGTCTCTATCGGCTCGCCGTCGATATCGAAAAAATCAAACCCGTCGTAGGTGGTGACACCCGTTTTCGGATCTCGCCAGAAGCAGTCGACCTGCTGATCCTGCGACTGGCGGTAATCAAAAAATGCCCCGCAGCCCTCGCAACCGTACTCCGTCGACGCCGGGTTTTTCTTCTCCAGCATCTGCAGGTTGTCGAACACCAGGTGCTGCGCATGCCCGCAGTGCGGGCACGGAATGTGGCAGCGCAGCAGACAATCCGCCGAGTTCGCCCGGGCATTGATCAGCGAGCCATGCTCCGTGGTCGGCGTGCTCCCGCAAACCATCTTGCGGAAGTAACTGCCCTCGGTACGCTTGTTGGCCAGGTGATCCGGCCTGCCCTCACCCTCGACGTCCTCTTCGAAGCCGTCCAGCTCGTCGATATAGACCGTGTCGACGGACTTCTCGCGGTAGTTTTTCGCGGCCGCCCCGCCCATTACCCAGAGCTGGCGCCGGTTGTCGAACGTCTTGTTGTGCTGCGTGTTGTCCGGGTGGCGCTTTCCGTACCAGCTCGCCAGGGCCCGGACCGGCTTCACGTCCCGAATCATCGGCTGCACGTGCGACTTCATGAATTCTTTAGCCGCCTGGTCGGTCGGCTGGTAAATAATCTGGTTGCGGCGTTTGTGCTCCACCATGTAGGCCACCGCGGCCATAATCAGTTTGGTGTAGCCGACCCGGGCGGACTTGAAAATGTCCAACTCCTGGATTGCGTCATTGCCCATCATGTTCAGCGGCACGCGCTGGAATGGCCTGGTGCGCCACACCCCCTCGATGTACGACGACTCCGCCGACATGAAAAAATTCGCGTCCGCCCAGTCCGAGGGCGTGACCGGCAGCGGCCGGCGCAGCACATCAAGTGCAATCCTGAAACTGTGAGCGGCGTTACTGATCTGCTTGCGCGATAAACTCGTCAAGCGCCGCCTCCAGAAACTCCTGATTGCCCAGGTTCACGATCGCATCCGCCGCCAGGGCCGTGATGCCTTTTACTTTCTCGACCTCCTGCGGCTTGAGCGTGAGCTTGCGCATCAGCTCAACCGGGAGCGCGTCCATCACCCCCGCGATCTCGTTCGCGGTTTTGCCCAGGACATAGACCAGGTAATCGAATGGCGCGACCTCGTGCCGCGCGATCTCGTTTTTCAACTCCTGGCCATCGGCCTGGGCCCGGGTCAGTCGGCACCGTTCCTTGTCCAGCTCGAGGCGGATCGCGTCGTAGTCATCTGGCAGGTCTGAACCCTCACCAGACCTGGCGAGCTCCGCCGTGATCTGCTGCCGCAGTTCCTTTTCCAGCTCGCGCCGGCAGCGCTCGCGGTAAACGGCCAGCACCGCCTTGAGCGAGTACAGGTTTTGCCTGCCCTTGGTGCCGACTACGGGGATCTTCCAGTTCAGGAAGGCCGTCTGCGATATCCCGATACTCTCCGCGCACTGCCGTCCGTTTAGTAGTGCGTCCTCTCTGACATCGCAAAAGGAGATGATCAAATCCCTGGCGGAAACTGGTCGCCTGGCTGAAGCGCAGACGATGATCCTGAAAGAGCTGGAGGTTCAGTTCGGAGGATCCGCAGAGGCCGCGCGCGGCACGCTGGGCGGCGCACTCGATGCCCTGGCTATTTCCTGGGGTGATTTGTTCGAAGTGCAGCAAACCGCCTCGGCCGGAATGACTAAATCCATAAACGACCTGAACGCGACCATATCCGATCCGGGGTTTAAGTCGGCAATGGATTCCGTCACCACCGGACTGGTTGATATTGTCAACTGGTCAGCCAGGGCGGCAGCTGGAATCGTCCAGACGTTCAAATATATCACCCAGTCTGACGGCCCACTGACGAAGCTGAAAGAGGAAATCGACGAAGTAAGCGCAGCCCTCACCAGATCAGAAAATAAAGGCTTCTGGCGCGAATCAGAAAAACTGAAAACCAAGCTCGCCGGACTGAAAAAAGAATATGAAGAGCTCGGCGCGAAGGTCAATGCAGCCAACAGGCCGATGGCCGAACTCTCCCCGATCATGGTCACCGCAGAGCAGCGCACCACGAAGCTGTCAGTTGCTACTCAGTCCCTCGCCAAATCCTGCGACAGCGTGAAAACGTCCGTTGCCGACCTTTCCCCCATCATCGTTACCGCTACCCGCAAGACTGTGGATTTCGGCAAGACCTCCGAGGAAGTTGGCACGGCCACATCAGGCATTTGGGAAGATGTCCGCGCTACCCTGTCCGGCATGTTCTTTGAAATGGCCGCCGATGGCCAGAATGCGTTCGATGTGTTGGTGAACGGCTTCAAGGGCATGATTGCCAAGATGCTCGCCGAGGCTGCAGCGAATCGCATACTGCTCGCGGTTGGCGTGGGGGCAAGCGGCAGCGCGGCAGCAGGTACGGCCGGCGCTGCGTCCAGTGTCGGGGGCGGATCTATCGCCTCCGGTCTATCTGCGCTCGGGGGTGGCATCACGGCGGGCGGGCAAGCCTTGTATGAATCCATCGGCAACATCCTGAGCAACAACGGGCTGACGGGTTTGGGCGACATGGCCTATACCAAAGGGCTGAACACGACCGGGCTCAGTATTGGGCTGGATGTCGGCGGCGGTCTGGTCGGCGGATACCTCGGCAATAAAGCCTTCGGCGAGACGTCAGGACTTGGTGCCGCTGCGGGCGGGATCGCTGGCTCGATCCTGATTCCGATTCCCGGGGTAGGCGCGGCTGTTGGGTCGTTCCTTGGTTCAGGCCTTGAAAGCCTTTTCGGGGGCGATAACAACGGCACGAACGCGGGATATACAAATTTCAACCTCGGCACCGGGGCGAACAATGCCGCCGGTGTCGGCAAGTCATTTGACCAAGCGAACGTAGATTCTGCCAGCGGCCTTGCGGGCGCGCTGCAGCAGTTCGCTGCGGCTATCGGTGGATCCAGTCTGGCGGGCGCCATCAACGTGGGCGGTGGCCGAATCAACTACGCAGGCACTTCGTACACTAACGCAGATGATTTTTTTGCTGACGCCTTCGACGACGTTATAGAGGGGGCAACTAATTTAGACGCAGAGCTTAAATCACTAATTCTCGGATTCGATGGCTCGGCAGAAGAAATTGCATTATATACGCAGGCAGTGCTATCGGTTGATGCGGCATTTGCCCAGGCAAAGTCATCAATTGAGGCAATGTCGAAAACCAACACGGTAAGCAATGCAATAGCCGAGTTTTCCACGACGCAGATGACTGCGATGGATGCGTACAGGTCGCACACGGACGCACTGCAAGATCAGATTCGCGCTTATGACGGCACACTGTCCGCAGCCACAGCTCTGAACACAGCACTTTATGAAAACAAAACAGCGGCGTATGAGTTTGCTTTAGCCCTGCAATCTATTGGTAGATCAATTGCCGAAATGGCCGACAATCAAGCGCAGACTATTCGAGAGTCTGTGCTCACACCGCAGCAATTGCTGGACAAGCGAATTGATGACCGTGATAGATTGGCCGCTCAGTTATTGGTCGAAGATGACCCGGATGTCGCCGCGCGCCTTGGTCGGGAGTTGCTTGACCTTAATAAATTGATATTCGACAGTATCACTGAAGACCAACAAAACCAATATTATGAGGATTTTGCGAGAGTCGCTGACGATACAAATAATCGCGTGCAGTACGTTATAGATAATGCGCTCGAAAATCTCACCACCACGCAGGATGGTATTAATCAGGCGATAACAGAGATGTTACGGGCCGCAGCAGTTACCCACCAACATGCTGCAGATACACAATTGCAGGCGGCGAATATCATTTTAGAGGCCGCGAACAGGTTTTCCGGTCGAAGCAGTCAGGTCGCCGTATGAGCACAGTAACTTTCATCAGCGGCTACAACCTCTCGCGCGCCACCACGTTCAGGCACCAGCCGAGCACCGCGGTGGACGTGATGAGCGATGGCACGCCGCGTGTTCGGACATTGACCACAGGGAAGTTCGTCACCATTTCCTGCCTTTTCGAGTACCTGACCCTTACCGAGAAAACCATCCTTGAAATCTGGCTACTGGCCAACATCGGCAACACCATCGAGTGGACCATTGACCTGATCCCCTACAGCGGCGTGATCGTCGGCGCGCACAGCACCACGATGACCGGTCCGCTGTTCAACATCTCATTTGAATACTACGCACAAATCCAATGACGGTCGGAATCACAAGCACGCAGCTTGCCAACACAAGCCTGACGTCCACGCGTCCGATCCGGGTGATTCGCTGGGAGCATGCCGGGTATCTGGAGCTGCTTTCAGAAAGCGGCGCAATTGAGTTTGACGGCGAGCTGTTCGGCGCCGGCGGTATCAGCACCCTGAGCGTGGACGATGGCCGATCGGCAACGATCACGATGCCTGGCACGCGCACGCGGATCGCCGAAAGCATTAACGGGCGGTGGCGTAACGGGAAAATCTGCCAGATATATGCAATCCCGGGTCTGCCCGAGGATGACGGGGTATACGATATCGACGCCGGCGTGCTGCTCCTGGATGGGGTGATCAACTCGTCGCAATACAGCGGCGGCGTCCTCACCGTGCGGGCAATACACAAGAGCCTCAACGGCAACCTGACCCCACGGCTCACCTTCAACGCGTATTCCCAATACCTGCCAAACCCCGGCGTGCTCGTGACGTCCAATCCTGCCGGAGAAACCTACATGCTGAAGTCCCGCCGATGACCGCTACTACCGGAAGCCTTCGCGGCCTACTCACCGCGCGCGAGGTCAATTCGTTCAGGAGCAACGCGAACGCGCTCGGCATCGAATCCACCGCGGCGGGCGCGCCGGTCCCGGTCGCATTCGGCGAAGTGACAGTGCCCGGCCTTATATCCCTGTCGGGCGTCAACGGAGCAGGCGATTCCATTTATCGCGTGGTGTGGTGCCATGGTGAGATATACCAGATCGACGATGTGTATGTAAACGGCGAGGCGCTGCCCGCATCTGCCGAAGTCCGCCATTACCGGGGCGCCATTCACCAGGGCATTGACGACCTCGTGGAGTCCATCACCACGCTGACCGGCTACGTTGAGACGATGGTGAAATCGCTCCCCGCCGGGCTATCTGCCGTGGCCTATTCGGTTATCCGCATACCGTCGGGCGCCGTATCCGGCGCGCCGCGATTCCAGGCTGTGGGCCGCTGGAGCGTGGTCTACGACGTGCGCGCAAGCCTGGGGTCGGATTTCATCTTCGACGACGTGGTGGGCTACAACCTCGATTTTACGCAGGCCACTGCTGGTACTCCGACCACAGGTGTTGATCTGAGCTACAACGCGCTGACGGTGGCGTGGTCAGGCAATGCGCAGACCAACGCATCAGCCGCCGCGTTTGATGGTAACGGCGACTACATGACGTTGCAGGACGTGACTGCCGCCGATTTTGGAACAGGCAAGTGGACACTTGAGGTGTCTGTGTCAACCACGGACACCACTGGCACGCAGCACATCTTTTCAAAGGGTGACGCGGCAAGTGATCGGGCCATTATCCTGTCGATTATCGGGGATGACCTGTACGTGTCCATGAGCTCAGACGGCACGACGTGGGATATTGCCTCGGTCGTTCTTGTGCAGAACAGCTTTTCGCCAACCTCCGGCAACAAGCCGGTGACCATCGAGTACACCGGGCGCGAGTATCACATCTACGTCAAGGGCCTGCATGTACTGCGCATAGCAAACGCGGACCCGCTATTTGCCACCACGCGCCCCGTCAGGCTGGGATTGTATGATGGAGCGACCGCAACCGATGGGTTCAACGGCAGCATTTACGGCTGCCGGATGACGAAGGGGCTCAACCGATACGGTGGCGTGCACGGCAATATCTACATATCACCCACCCTGCAGCCCTACATGGATTCCGACAACGTCCGGCCAGGCTATGTCTACAGCAACACGCCGGCGCTCGCATTCGGGGAGTTGGCGCGAAACCCTTTCTATGGCCTTGGCGTATCCACCGTCTACAACGAATTGGAGGCCATCGAATTCAACGAGGAGGATCTGCCCAGCGGCGTGCCCCGGGCCCAGATGAACCTCGTGCTCAATGATGTACGCCCAACAGAGGACTGGATGGACCTGATCTGCGGCACGTATGCGGAGTGCTTCTGGTTCTTTTTGAACGACGGCGTCTACATCAAGCCCGACCGACTGGTGACGTCAAAGCGGCCGAGCGGTTGGGAGATGGGCGAGAACGGCGAGCTGCTGGAGGATGCTTCCGATTGGACGGCGGGCAGTGGCTGGACGTATTTCGGGGCGGACCTGAACCTGTTCTCAAAAACGGCGGGGGTGCAAAGCTCAATCTCACAGGTCACCACGAAAGAATTTGAGGCGGGCATCACCTACATCGCAATCCTGGATGTGGGCGTGCGAGCGGCGGGCACTGTCTGGCTTGAGTTCCAGGGCGTGACCGTCATTTCCGCTGTGAGCGTTGCAGGCCGCTATGCCTATGAGTTTGTATCCACAGGCATGGAGACGGGCTCCACGATTGCTTGCGTGGCAGACAGTAGCTTTGTGGGCCTTATAGGCGAGGTGTCGATCCGGCGGAAATACTGGATAGAGACTGCCATCGTTGCCGGTTCGCTCTCAATCGATCCCCTGCCGAACAACGACAGCCCCACGTCCGTCACCATCAATTACACCAACCCGGTGGCAGATTCACCGAACTGGTTGGACGCTGACCCGGTTATTGCTCCGCTGCCGGGGGTGGATACCACTGCGGTGCCCTACCTCAATACGAGCATTTCGCTTCCTGGCGTCACCCGCCTCGAGGAGGCCGAGAACAAAGCACTCTCGAAACTGTTCAGAATGCAGAACATGCTGCAGGTATCCTGGATCTCCACAGACCGCGCGATCGCCCTGCGCCGGGGGTTTGTGGTGAACGTGGTCGATGCCGAAACCGCCACAGATATGCTCGTGCTGGTTGACTCAGTGGCAGCGACCACCGCGGCGGGGCGATACAGGGTGTCGGGCATGCGCTACGACCAATCGCATTATCCCTCGGAGACTGTGCTGCCCGCAGCGACTATCCCGGTCGGCGCGATCACGATCAGCAGGGACGGCGTCGTGCCCTCCGGCTGGGCGGCGTTTACCGCTGCCAATGGCCGGTGGATCAAGGGCGCAGGCGCCACGATCACCGCAGAAACTACGGGGGGTGCGGCCACCCTGGCGGCGCTCACGGGTAATACGACCACGGCAGGGGAGCACGGCACTGACGCCGACTACCTGCCGCTCTATATCGACGGATTTACCGAAACCGGCGGCAGCGGGTCAGGGTTTCTGTACACGGCAACCGAGGAGGCCGAGGGCGACCACGACCACACCTACGACACAGGTACAATAACGCCGCAGCCGTACAGCATCGAGAACGTGCTGGTGCAAAAGATCACGAGCACCAGCACCACCATGCCAGGCAACCTGCTGGCGTTCGGCAAGGCCGGGCTTGCCTCGCGCAACACCACGCGCTGGCTCTATGCTGCCGGGCGGCTGCTCAAGGCTGCAGCGGCTGCGGCGGCATCGGGCATCAAAGAACAGGCGATCACGCTGGTCACCGGCAGCTACGATGACACCCACGAGCACTACACCCGCTCGGCCACATCCTCCGGCACGCCCTCTGTCACGGCCGCATACCCGAATGTTTACGAGTACGTCAACGGGGGATCGAATCACACCCACCCGGCGACCATCGGGCTTGTGCAGAATATCAAGCGCTACCGGCTTCCGCTTTACGGCGCTACCGACGACTTCGGCCTGGAGCAGGGGCACATGCTCATGTGGCCAGATGACCCGCTGCCCACCGACTGGAGCTTGTGTAACGGGCTACTCGGCACGCCCGACTTGGAGGATTATTTCCTCGAGTTGGCCGCAATGGGCGAGGAGGACACGGTCGCAGGCGACAACACGCTGGAGGTTTTCGGCTACACCAATTACGAGGCCCACACCCACAAGGGCGCGCTCGACACCGCATCCTATAACCCGCTCGCGCTGTCGCACCAGGACAGCATCAAGCACCGGCACGTTATCTACTCCACTGGCCACGCCTGGCAGCCGCCCTGGTACGCGCTGAGCATGATCATGTACAACCCCAACCCTGTGCCAGGCTACCGGGATGCGCTCCTGCTGATCAGCGGCGGCGAGGCTGACGGCAGCACCACTATCGTGGACGATTCCACGCACGCGCGATCCGCAACAGTCACAGGCGGCACCGGGACGCTGCAGTACGATGATTCGCAGTTGCTGTTCGACATGACCACGGTCAGCATGTTCGCGCACAAGATTTTCTACTCCACGCTGAGCCTGCCGCAGAAGTTTACTGTGGAGGGGTTTTTCAGGCTGACCACCGTTGCCCCTGGTGCAAATATGCACTTCCTGTCAAACCTCGGCGCGGGCGCGGGCACTTTCACTGTGCGCTTTTTGGACACGACCAACGCGGTGGATTTTATTGTTGACGGAGTGCTGCGAAAAACAGGCATTACTGTAGCGGCCAACGAGTGGTTTTATGTGTCCGTGTCCTATGATTACGCTAACTGGTACTTCCATAGCGGATTGGTATCGACCGGCATTGCAACATTGGCAGGCGGCAGTGCGTTTGCACAGGCGAGCAACAACATGGATGCAGGGCTCTACATAGGGGGCACGACGAGCGGCGGCACCATGCGCGGGTTCTTCAGCCAGATCCGCGTGACCGGCGGCGTGGCGATGAATACCAACTCAGCAATCGTGATCCCGCAGGCACCGTTTGCCACCGCCTGACATCGAGGCGGAGCTGCTCGACGCCGTGCAGCGCATCGCGCTCGCGCTGGAGTGCATCAACCGGCAGTTTTATCGGATTCGGGAGATGATGCTGGAGGCTCGGGGGGAGGCGACGGACGAGGAGGGGTAGGAGGGTTGTCTGTATACCAATCGCAATTGTAAAACCCTGTTTTTGTCACGGATGGATAGTATGTCGGCCAGCGGATACGATGATCGCTAGTAGGCGCCTCTCGGTGGCGCCAGCAATCATCCCGCAGCAGGCACGTTTTGTGATAGCACGCTGTCCCCATCTCGCTCATACATCGCGCTCCGTCCGAAGCTCCACCGATATCCCGCATTTGCAGTTCGGGCAGTCAAGCCGGAAGCTGTGAATCGTTTCCGTTTTAGTTGTCTGCGGAGAGTGTGGGTATGGTGCTGCCCTGATCACATTCATGTCTAGGTTGCTTAAAAAGTCCACTCTCGCACCGCCAGAAGGCTCCTCGCCGTAAACAGTCTCCGTTTTTTCCAGTGTTACCCCGTCTTTTATCGCCATAACTCCTCCTGTTAATGGTGGCCAGCTAGGCAGGAGTCGAACCTGCAACCTGCGGTTTTGGAGGCCGCTGCTCTACCAATTGAGCTACTAACTGGTGTTGGGTGGCAGGACAGGGCTTGATACCTGCTCGACTACTTAGACTTGAAGGCTTTTGGCTCTGTCACCTGCCGAAACCCGTTCAGATACCGCGACTCTAGCTACGTTCAGGGTCTCGCGTTGTACCCGATTCGACGGACTATTCCCATGTTCCCGTCTACCTATGCCCGTGCACGTCCTTCCGTGCTGCCTGCCATAAATCGACCACAGTGAGCACATCCTCACAATGGTTTAATCGTTGTCCGTTACTCCTCCCCGCTAGCGGCGGGCGGGCGGGCATGATTTTACAAGAGTATCAAACCTCTCCGCCATCATAAGGCAATGCTCTTGCATCACAGTTACTTCACAGTCGGCCATAGTTATTTTCATGGCCAGTTTGGTGTCAGTGGTTTCAGCGATTATTCTGCCTTTGCGCGATAATTCGTAAACCTCTCGCGTGGCATTCCAGAAACAAGTTACTCGGTCAATCACCTAACCCTCCTCGCCCTTGTTGGCAGACTCATGCCGTTCAATCCAAAGGCGCACTCCGGTTGGGATTGCGTCAAACTCGTATTCTTTTATCAGGCTTACCAAGCCTGCCAGTTCCTCGCGGGCAGCGGCGAGTTCCAGATTCAGATCAAGAAAAGCCTCGTTCAGTTTGTCGTATGCCACAGCTTCCCTGTCGCGGGATTCTTTTACAGCGGCGAGTTCGGACTGGAGGGTGGCTATCACTGCCCGTTGCTCTCGCACTTTCTGTGTTGCAAAAGCCAGCTCCTGATCAAGCGAGTACATCGCCATTCTCCTTCAGATACCCGGCTTCGCGCAGGGCCTCATCTAATTCACGATCATCGTTTCCGTGTCTGGCTGCTACCTCCGCCACCTTCTCCAGCGCGGCGAATTGTGCTGCTGACTCCTGATACCACGCATCCCGCTTTGCATCTTCTACCCGCAGCGCCGCTATCTCCTCCTGCAGACCGTCGATAATCCCATCCTGCACGTTCAGGTTTTCCCACCGCTCTGCGAGGGATGTTTCGAGGATGGCTATTTGTTCCTGCATTGCCGCAATCCTCAGGTCTTTTCCTAATGGGCAGTCCTGCTTATGCCCAGTGTCTACGCAATTACACTCACTCATCACTCCCACCTCCCAAGTACCCGGCTTCATCCGGTCTTTTATAGCCAGCGGCGTCCAATGCCTCAAGTACCTCATCGTAAGCATCGTCACTGTGCGGCAGATAAAAGTAGAACGCGGCTTTTATCGCCACCCTCTGTAAATTTTTAATCTGATCCTGCATAGCGGTGACAAAGGGTGGCGGCGCGTCCTCGACGTTTTCGCAACACTCGACACATACCGTGTATAAGTCGCCATCCTCAAACTCCACGTTTTCCACAGGCCCGCACACCGGGCAGTACCATTGATTAGTCACACCTCACCCCCAAGACACGCCGCCCGCAGCGCCGCGAGTTGCTGCTGTGCGCCTTCCTCGGTGGATTGGCAGAGTCCAAAAGCTAGCCGAGACTGGTCTATCACCCCGCCAGTCCATTTGTCTCGGCTAGCAATGCCCGCGTATATGTTGGCAAGCCAGTACCGCTCGCCATCTATGGGCGCTTCCCGCATCGGCGCCGGGAACTCATGCCTGACACCCTTGGCGTCGATGACGTGGAGCATGACGGGGCGGCGGCGGTAGAGGTTACTATCGTCCCACATGGGGTCTTTTACGAGCTTCTGCCACCCGTATTTGTCCGTCCACCATGTGTCCCACCCCCGCCAAGGCTCCTCGCCTTCCTTCGCCCCAGCTTCCAGCCACGCCAACTCATCGCGGGCGTACTCTATGCGCTCTTTCAAATGCGGTATCATTTCTCCCCCTTGGGCTTCGGCCCTGGTTTCTGCTTACACGCCTCACGACGCGCCCTTGCTGCCCGTATCGTCTCCCAACT